GATGCAGAAGTTGTAACAGAAGCTGATAAGACATTAATTATTTCTCAGTATTTAAAACCAAAGAATGTTGTTTCAATTACACCAGAGATTGTAGATCCTAAGTACACATACATTTATTTAGATGTGTACTTTAAATACAATCCTAACGTTACTGCATTATCTGCTGATGCTCTTGAAGAACAAGCAAGGGAAGTTATTCGTACGTATAATAACGACCAGTTAAAACGATTTGACGGCGTGTTTAGATATTCAAACGTGATTAGTAAAATTGATGCATCGAGTGTTGCAATACTTAACTCTATTGTAAGAGTTAAAATGAAAAAGCGTATAGTACCAACTTCCACGGCCGAAGCTAAATACGATGTTGTATTTTCTTCTCCGATATATAATACAAATTCAAACGAACAAATTATAAAATCGAGTGAGTTTGTGCATAAAGGAAATATCGGATGTACTTTACGAGATCGTGTAAACGATGATGGAGAACGTAGATTGCAAATTGTTAAAGGTAGCGGACTAACAGAATCTGTTATTGAAAACAATGCTGGAACAATTAATGTGACTTCTGGTAAGTTATCATTTACCGCAACTATTGATTCTTTTACAGGCACTTATATAGAAATTACTGCAGACCCAGACTCAAATGATCTTGCGCCAAAAAGAAACGAGCTCTTGACTATTCTTGTTGATGAGTGTACACTTTCAGGTGAAGTTGATACTATGATTACAGGTGGTACATCTGCTGGAGTTAACTATTCAACTACGGCAAGGCATGACTAATGGATGATCATTATCTTAATGTTGACTCGCATCAAGTAGATATATCTTCACTGATATCAGACTTGGTTCCTGAACATATTAATCAGAGCTATCCTGATTTTATTGAGTTTTTAGAAATATTTAATAAATATCTTGTATCTGAAAATCGTGCATCACATTACGTTAATAGAGTATCAGATCAAAGAGATATCGATCTAGTTGAAGAAGAATTTTTAAATAACTTACAACAAGAAATCGGTATTTCTATACCACGTACGTTTGCAGCTGATCCTAGATTATTCTATACTAAACTAGTAGATTTTTATAGATCACGTGGTACACCAGATTCTATTACTTCATTCTTTAACTTATTGTTTAATGATGAAGTAGAAATATATTTTCCAAAAGAAGATATGTTTATTCCTTCTGATAATCCATGGAATGATTTTGCTGCAGATGTTAAAGCAAATCCTGGTAATTATCAACCAACAAATACTTTTACAGTATCAGGCACAACATCAGAAGTATCAGGTCAAGATGATAATAACTTTTGGTTGTTATATAATACTCCAATCGTATTTGTAAACGGTGTATTAAATAACACCTGGAAGTCAAGTACATATTTTAGAACATACAGTGGTGACGATCCAGAAGATGAGGATAGTGTCACACAAACATTAGCATATAAGCTTACATTTACTCCAGCATTATCAGATGGAGATGTAGTTAAAGTATACCGTTCAGGTTCTGGATCAACATCACGATCTTTTGTATCTGATGATAAGAGAATTCAAGATTCATTTAAGTATCAGAAGTTCTCGTATATTCTTAAGACTGGTGCAAACATTGACCAGTGGAAAAACGCATTTAATAGGTTGGTACACCCAGCCGGATTTATTTTCTTTGGTGAGATTCTTCTCTTCATTGAGATACTTGAAAAGAATCAGGCTGGAACGGTAACTCCGTTTAATCAACCTGGTTTGCAGCTTGGTGCTGGTCTTCCAGTTCCAATTATTATACCTCCAGTTGAGATTAATGCTCAGGCAATTGCAACTCGTACTGGTCATGGAGTAGTTAGTTCAGATCTTGGTTATACTGCTGATTTAGCAACAGTATACTTTACTGAACAAATCATTAATGATAATACACGTCAATCTAATAAGATTGGGCCTAAACAATACTTAGAAGATTTAAAGTTCTTATTGCCTAATCCAAATTCTAATTTCGCGAATTACACCATTTCTGAGGCTATAAATAGAACAATAGACATAAACGCTACAGCAGAGATTACTGTATCAGACATTTAATAGGAGTCAAAATCAATGGCCGCCATTGTAACACAAAACTTTAGGCTAAGAGCTGCTAAGCAGTTTGTAGCCGACATTGAAGCGGCAGCGAACAATTATTATTTGTTTGTTGGCCGCTCTTCTCCGTGGACGGATGACAACACACCGGACGCACCTTTCGATAACACATATTCTCATACTACGAACGTATGGCAGAATATGACATCGCTTAAGAAATTAGCTACTACTGATTTGCAGTTTGCTGCTCCACGTTATCAGTGGATTTCAGGTACAACATATGCAGAATATGATGATCGTGATGCTACACTAGAATCTAAGAAATTCTATGTTATTACAGATAACAATCATATCATGCTTTGTTTAAAGGCTGGTCCTGGTGCTTCTACCACGAATCCAGATAATACTGGTGTTACTGTAGCAGGTGTTATTGATAATAGTGCTTCTGATGGTTACATTTGGAAATATCTCTATACACTATCAACAACTGCAGCAAATAAATTCTTAACTTCTGCATTTATTCCAGCACAAGATATTACATCTGACCCAGGCGCTGCATCAGCTCAGGCTCTTCAAGACCAGTGGGCAGTTAAACAAGCTGCAATAGACGGTGCAATTTATAATGTTAAAGTTACTGCAGGCGGAACAGGTTACTCTGCATCAGATAACTTTACTGTAACAATAAGTGGTGATGGAACTGGTGCTACAGTAGTAGATGCTAATGTAACAGTAGCAGGTGGAGTTATTACTCGACTCTTAATTAGTGCTCCAGGTACAGGATATACAAAGGCAAAAGTAACAATTGCTTCTGATGGTTCTGGTTCAGGTGCAACTGCTAGAGCGATCTTAGGACCTAGGAATGGATTTGGATACGATCCTCGCCAAGATCTTCGAGCACATTACATTACAGTAAACCAATCACTAACTGGTGATGAGAATGATACATTTATTACTGGTAACGAATTCCGTCAGTTAGGACTTATTCGTAATCCATTTAACTATGGAACAACTACAGTGGCATCTGCCGGTTCATTGCGAGCAACATATAGCTTGACACTATCAGGTCCTCCTGCAGCTGGTGAATTTACAAATGACTCAGTAATTGTTGGTAGCTCTACTGGAGCAAAAGGTATTATTGATGACTATGATGCAACAAACGGCATTTTGTATTATCACCAAGATGAAACTTCAGGGTTTACTGCATTTACTACAAGTGATAACGTTAAAATCGATGGTACAAGTAATACTGCACGAAATGTAACAGCTGTAGGTAACCCAGGGGTAGAACACGATTCAGGAGAAGTTATCTTCCTTGAAAATCGTACTGCGGTTAATAGAGCTGATGACCAAATCGAAACAGTAAAACTCGTACTTGAATTCTAAGGAAAAATAATAATGGCAATTAAGTTTAACGTAGATCCATACTACGATGACTTCCTAAAAGCGGGAACAGATACACTCTCGCCTAAGGAAAAATATCATAAGGTACTCTTTCGTCCAGGAATTGCTGTACAGGCTAGAGAGCTAACACAGCTTCAGTCAATACTGCAAAATCAAACTACTCAGTTTGGTAACCATATGTTCAAAGAAGGAGCTATGGTAATTCCAGGTGGTAACGCCTATAATAACTATGCTGACTACGTTAAGCTATCTGCTTCATCTGCAACTGTAAGTGATTCTCTTGTAGGCAAAGAATACGCAAACAGCGATGGACTTAGAGCTAAAATTATTAAAGCAGTTGCTGCAGTATCTTCAGATCCTGATACATTCTATGTAGTTTATCAAAACTCTAACGGAGCAACGAATACAGATAAAGTATTTAGTGCAAATGATACTCTTACAGAACAAATTTGGAATGAAAGTTCATCATCATACGATGCTGGAACAGCTACAGCAACAGTAGCAGCTACTGCTCCAACTGGTCAAGGTGCTATCGTACAACTTGAAAGCGGAATTTATTTTATTCGAGGTCACTTTGTAATTGTTAAAGCTGAAACTCTTGTACTTTCTAAATATACAAATAACGTATCATTTGATGTTGGTTTAGAAATTACTGAATCAGTATCCACATCTGCAGAAGATAATAGCCTAAATGATAACGCAACAGGTACACCTAACTATGCTGCGCCTGGTGCACACAGATATTCTATTAAAACCGCTTTAAAAACACAAGCTAATTTTGGTGCAACAATTGATAATTTCTTGTTATTACTACGTGTTGTTAATGGTAAGATTCAAAAGCAAGTAAGAGAAACTGATTACTCAGTAATCGAAGATACACTTGCACGTCGTACGTATGATGAATCAGGTGATTACACCGTTCGCCCATTCCGTGCAACTATGAAAGAAGATACTGATGTTAATACACCAGGTGACGCAACTAAATTAGTAGCTGCTATTGAACCTTCTAAAGCATATGTTCGTGGTTATGAGATTGAAACATTAGCCACCACAAACTTATCAATTAATAAGTCGCGTGAAGCTGCACTATTTGAAGGTGCTTCTGTATCTTCTCTTGTTGGTAATTATATTAGGCTAACTGCTTCTACTGTTGAAGGTATACCTGATATTATTACTTACAACCAAATTAGTCTTCACAGTGCTGTCTCTGGAGGAGGAACTGGTTTAGGATTTGCACGAGTTCGTAGCATTGAAAAAGATGGAACTGACTATAAGTTATACTTATTTGATATTGAATTAGCTGCTAATGCACAAATTTCTCAAATTAAATCAGTTAAAATGAGTACTACATTTTCAGGTAATGTAACACTTGTTAATTCAAAAGCAGTTCTTTATGAACCAAATAGAAATACGTTAGTATTTGCACTACCATTCAGTCGTGTTAAAACATGCGATGATGGCACTGGTGACTTTAATTACGTCTATTTTTCTAATAAGAAATTTCCTGCAGATACAGTATCAGCTGGAGAGGCAACGTTTAGCACATCAGGATCTACTGAATTATTCGAGCCATTTGATACAGACAACTGGATTCTTGCTGTAACGAATGGTAGTAATGCTGGAGATATAGCCGCTATAAGTTCTAGTGATGTTGCAATAACTGCTAACTCACAGTCAGTTACAATTTCTGGGTTATCAGCACATAACAATCAAACAGTAGAGCTTATTGCAGGTGTTAAGAAAACACTTGATCACGACTCTAAATCATTAACAACATCTGGTTCTCAGAATATTCACCAAGTTGCATTTACATCTCAATCTACGATTGAAGCAGGTAATTTACAACTAGGTAAAGCAGATGGTTATCGTTTACTTGCAGTATACATGGCAGCAGACTTTAGTACAGATGCAACAAATACTGATACAGATGTAAAAGAATACTATGACTTTGATAACGGTCAAAGAGATAACTTTTATGGTATCTCTAAGATTACTATCAAACCTGGTACAAACTTTGTTCCTACTGGTCGTCTACTTGTTAAGTATGAGTTCTTTACTCATGACGGTACAGGTGATTTCTTCTCAGTAGATTCATATTCCGGTCTTACAGACGATGATGGTAATACGATAACATATGAGGATATTCCTTCATATACAGTTAGAGCTACAGGTGAAGTAGTTGAACTTCGCTCTGCTATTGACTTTAGACCACGCGTATCAGATGCTGGTAATAACTTCACAGGAACAGGAGCAGTTACTAAACTATGCCCAGAACCTGCTACAACATTTACTACTGACATTCAATATTACTTGAATAGACGTGATAAAGTTTATTTAGATAAGAACGGTGAGTTCGGAGTTGTTGAAGGTGTTCCTTCTCTAGATCCAGAATTGCCAGATGATCCTAAGGATTCAATGGTTCTATACCAGCTCTTAGTTCCAGCTTATACACTTAAGCCATCTGATGTTGAGATTGTTGTTCTTGACAATAAACGCTATACAATGCGTGATATCGGTAAGCTTGATCGTCGTATTAATACTTTAGAATATTACACATCTTTATCATTCTTAGAAAAAGAAGCTTCAGATCGACAAGTTGTTGATTCAACTGGTGCTTTGCAGAGATTTAAGAACGGCTTTGTAGTTGATTCTTTTAAATCATACAATGTAGCAGATGTTATTTCTCCTGATTTTAGAGCGGCAATCGATCCTGATGATGGAATCTTACGTCCTCAGTTCTCACAAGAATCTACACGATTGCGTTATGATGCAAGTAGTTCTACTGGTATACAAAAAACAGGTGATCTTGTAACCTTACCGTATACAAGTCAAGCTTTAGTACAGCAAGCTCAGGCATCTTCTCTTATTAACGTTAATCCATACGACGTATTTACTTGGCAAGGTTCAGTAGATCTATCTCCTTCATCAGATGAGTGGAGAGATGTAAGCAGACGTCCTGCAGTAACGATTGATAATTCTGGTGTTACTAACGCTATGTTAGAACAACTCAATGAGTCAACTTCATTTGGTACAGTATGGAATAACTGGCAAACACAGTGGACAGGTACACAAGTACAAAGAGGAAATTGGATACGAAATACTTCGTTTGCGACCTTTGCAGCAGATGGTAATAGAGGCCGTAGACAATCGCGGACTATTACATCTACTACTACAGAGAATCAAACAAGAGTAGGTACAACTACTGCACTAGCATGGTCTACTCAAGTTGAAACACAAGGTGATAGAATAGTATCTATTGACATTGCACCATTTATTCGCTCTCGTCAGATCTCTTTCCGTGCAACACGAATGAAACCTAATACAAGAGTTTATGCATTCTTTGATGGAGTAGATGTATCAAGTTTTGTTAGAGAAGAATCATCTTATACTTTATGGTCAGACAATGACACATCTGTAGTAACAGGTCAGAATACAATCTCAGCACATCCAAGTACTGCAGGTAATCTTATCACTGATGCAACAGGAGCTGTAACAGGGTCGTTCTTTATACCTAATAATACTGCAACTAATTTCCAAACAGGATCAAGAGTATTTCGCTTAACAGATTCTTCTACTAATGATACAGTAGGTAATACTACAGAAGCTTCAGCATCATACGTTGCAAGAGGTCTTATTGATAACGTAGAAGAAGTATTCTTATCAACACGTATTCCTCGAGTAGAGCAAACTGCAGTAACTGACGGTCGTATTATTACTAATACAAGAACAAGAGTACAAGACGGCTGGTGGGATCCACTTGCTCAGTCTTTCTTAATTGATGAAACTGGTGGAGCATATATCACAAAAGCAGATGTTTACTTTGGTGAGAAAGATGATAACATTCCAGTAACAGTTCAAATTAGAGAAATGGTTAATGGTTATCCTTCTGCACGTATCGCACCTTTCGGTGAAGTAGTTAAGAACGCTGCTGATGTAAGTATCTCTGCAACTGGTGCAACTGCTACTACATTCACATTTGAATCTCCTGTATTCTTACAAGAGAATGTTGAATACTGTATCGTATTACTTGCTAATACTAACAAGTACAAAGTATGGCATGCAGTTATGGGCGAAGAAGATCTTGCAGGTGTTAAGATTAATAAGCAACCATATGCAGGTGTTATGTTTAAATCACAAAATGCTTCTACATGGACTGCAGATCAAAACGCAGATCTTAAGTTTACAATTCATAGAGCAGACTTTACAACTGGTGCAACAGCTAATCTTGTTCTTAAGAATGATGAGCCTGAGCAAACTAGCTTACAGTATGACCCATTTAAGTGTACGTCTGGTTCAGCTATTGTTAGAGTATCTCATAAGAATCATGGCTTCTTTAAACATGCAACAGTTAATTCGAGTGTGACTATCTCAGGGGTACCAACAGGAACAACTATTCACGGTATTCCAGCCGCAGAATTAAA